CAGTTCCACGATCTTGCGGGCAGTGCTATACCCGATACCCTTGACGGCTTTGGCGATGGCTTCAGCAGATGCAGTATTGATGTTCAGTCGGGTGTCGACAGGGATCACCGTCTCAGGGATCACGTCTTCGTCGACAGGCTGCTCAGCAGACTGAGGCTTAGGGACCTCGCCGGTCCGCCCCTTGCCGGGCTCATAGGAGACGAGGTCAGCCAGGGCGATGTACTGGATCGAACCCTGAGAATTCTTGATCATGGCCCAGTCCTTGTCGTGATGGGCGATGAACTCAACGATCTGTCCGTTCCTGGTGTTCTGGTACAGCGCCATAACGCACAAACAAAAAAGGGCGCCTGATCATTCAGACGCCCTCATTGTAGGGATAAACCCCAGGAGACCTGGATCAGGACTCGGTGATGAACGGCAGACTTACGTCGTTCAGGTCGGACGCCACGTCATCGAGGAAGTAGAACACGTCCACGATGACCGGAGTGCCGCCAGTCAGCGTCGAAGTCATGACCGAACCAGCCGCCTGAGAGCCGTTGTCCGAGAACACCTTGAGGGTGCGGGCAGCGGTCTGAGCGACGGGGGTGATGATGCTCTTAAACGTAGACGTCGGAGCAATCGTGGTACTGGCCACGACCACATCGGCGGCCACAGTCGCGATGTCGTTGTCGGCCAGGGCGTCGTCATCGCCGATAGCGGTGGCGACTTTCAGCTCGTTGGTGTTGGTGCCGACGATACCGGAGAAGGCAGTGCCCACTCCGCGATCCTTGCGCATGTCAGGCACACGCAGGGCCAGGCCGTACACTTTGGCACCCGAAGGCACCACCAGCGAGGTGATGTCAGCGCGGGGCTTATCGTCGCCGCGCTTGTCAGGGCTGGGGATCGTGATGTCCCAGCTTGTGGCACCAGTGCCAGTGATCAGCGCGTAGCCGGTGATGTGGTAGTACACACGGCCAGGGATCGCCACAACGGGCTGGCCCTGATACGAGCTGAGAGCATTGACCCAGTTACCCGGGTAGATCTTCTTCGCCATGGTTAGTTACCTCCTATCAGTAAACGAAGGAGTACGCCACGGTCACGAAGTCCTTGTTCAGGATTTCGAAACCAGCGAAGAGGGACCAGATCATGATGATGAAACGACTGAAATCGTCGTTGTTGTTCAGCAGGATCTGAGCGTTGTTGCCGCCGATGCCCACGCCCACGGCTTGAGGGCCGAAGAACAGCATCGGAGCAGCAGTGGTGACGGCCGAAGTAATCGACGCGTCGGTGATGGTCACCTGCAGACTCTTCTCGGGAAGGTTGGTGCTTTCGAACCAACGCACGCCCTCAAAGAGGAAGCCGGACGGCATCACGGGCTGACCAGCAACGAAGCCGGCCTGGCCATAAGCGGGACCCATGCCACGGAAGAACGTAGCGTTGGGAGCCAGCTCGGGTTGCATGGGGTTGACCATGCCATTGCCTGCATAACGAGCGATCTCACGGAACGCATCGTTTTGACGCAGGTGCATCATTGCGGTGGGATCCGCAATGCAGCGGTAGTACCCATCAGCGAAGGTGGGGACGTTCCGCTTGCGCATGTCCTTGACCACCTCGAGGAGGTCGGTCTTGACATCAAACTTGGCCGATTCACCGGCACCATAAGTCAGGAAAGGCGCACCAGACGCCTTCGACTTCTTCAGGGGGTAGAAGTAACCACCTTTGGTGCTATCAGCGGCGCCATTGGCTTCCGCTTTGAACAGCTCATCAGCGAACACACGATCACGCCAGCGGCGGTAATCGTCTAGGAGAGTTAGACTTCCGATCGATTGATGGAAGACGTTCAGGTTACCGGTATCCAGCAGAAGGCGCTGGGCGGTAAGTAGAGTCTCGCGTGCAACTTTGAACGTAGAAGGTGCACTTGTATCGGTAGGATCTGCAGGTCCGGTATATTCCTTGAGCGAAACAAGGACCTTATCCTTAACGATACTGCGCGAAGATGCTGTGCCGAGAGTTTGATCAGCGGTACGCTCACGGCTATCTTTGGTGCCAGGAGCACCCCAGAAGCGGTAGCGATCAAGCTGAACTGTTTGACCGGGTTGTTTAGCGAAATCGTGAACAACACGTGTTACACTGTGTCTTGCACAGTGCTCACCGCTTTCCCATCGCGGTGTGCAGACTATATCTTGATCCCAATGCCTCTCTTATTGGGATCCCCGGCGCTAGTGGCCCTCATCCTCCGGTCTGGAGGGTTCGACCTAGTCGTTGAACCTTCCTCCTGTCCCCAGGAGGCTTGGCTGCTGATTGCCCTTTCGCCAGCTTTTTAAGCCTTCACGCCTGTCGTTACCGACTACGTTGTAGCGCTGCGCGATTTCAAGGCGGGTTTCCAGCAATTCACCGGGTTTTCACCTGTCAGTTACCCGACAGGGCGGCTGTAGTTCAACCGGCTCGACCGCCATCTCCACAATGTAGGAAGGATGCGGGCGATACAGCTCGGCACCAAGCAGCTTCGGAAAATCGTTCAATCACTCCACAGTTTCCTGTGGGATTGGACTATCTCTTCACCCAGGTTCCTGGGTGCCGGGCGCTAATCGTGTATTACGCAGCAAGTTCGTGCTGCACCACGTAGTCTCTGCACGTTCCAGTCGCGCTCGACTGGCTTCGCTCAGGATTACCCTCGCCTTGACGTTAGGGCTTCCCTGAATTCACCCGGTTCTCACTGGCCGGTTACCCGACCAGGTGACAACTCTGTTGCTTATGCAGTATTCTCAAGCTAGTGGACCGATAACATGAAGCCAATTCCCGTACCAGGCTTTCCCGGGGTGCTGATCGATGAGTCAGCCAGGGTCTACCTCGAGGACGATTCTGGATTCAAAGAACTGAGAGTCAGCGAATCGAGCACCTACAACAGAGTGTCGCTACCCTGCGACGGCACCAAGCGTCGCGTGCATGTTCATGTCCTCATGGCAATCACGTTCTTGGGACTTGCTCCTGATAAAACAGGCTGCCGCTCTGACAGCTTGCAGGTTGACCACATTGACGGCAACAAGAGGAATAACCGCCTTGAAAACCTTGAGGTCGTGACCAAGCAAGAGAATCTCCAGCGAGCGTGGGCTGCAGGGGCGTACGCGCGCAACGGCTACGCCAGCAAAGGTCGGCCTAAGCCATCCTTGCAGCGGTTCAGCGATGAGCAGGTCGAAGAAATGCGTCAACTACGAGAAAGCGGTCTCTCGTATAGAGCGATTGCTTCTCGGTTCGAGTGTGATCATAAGGCCATATATCGGATCCTTCGCGGAGAGACATACCGGCAATAAGCCGTTATCAATCCACATGGGATGAAACGCTCCAAATTGTCGAGGTGCGAGAAGGCAGGCGAACTGCCTCCTGTGTCTGACTATAGTAAGGTTTTGTAGGGCGAAAAATTGGACGCTGCAGACGTCCGCGGACTACTGGGCCTTTTGCTTGCCGATGGCAGTTTGGTCCCATATCGCAGTCCTGGCGGGGGTTACATCCAGCTGACCTTGACGGCGGGGGTCAAGGAATCGGCGTTTCTTGAAGAAAAGGTCGTCGAATTCCGGCAATTCATCCCCACGCGAGCCCAGATTGTTCACTACAGGACCAAGCCACGCAGCAACGGCAGGAGTACGTCTGTACTGAGATTTCGCGTCTCGACGACCAAGCTGCGCCCCGTCTACAACCTCCTCTACCCCAGGGGTGATCGCGAGATCACGCAGACCGCATTAGACATGCTTGGGGCGCAGGCTGCGGCATGGCTCTGGGCCGAGGGTGCGCGCCCTGAAGAAGACGGCAGTGTTGACCTGGCCCGGGTGGGACACAGCTTCGAGGAAGCACTTCTGGTCTGCCAATGGCTCGGCATGCTGACCGGCGCAGAGGCCTCGCTTGCTGAAACGCATGTCCGGCCACGGCTGCACTTCGATCCAGGAGAAGCCCGCAAGATTCGTGACTCGCTGCGCCCTTACGCGCCGAGCACCCGCATGTATCTATTCACCGACGAGGTCTGGGATGTCAGCGCCATTCGTAGCGCTCGCACTGAGCTACTGCTTGGGTCTGGGGAAGATCAAGCTGCTGGGGCAGAGGAAAAGGCCCTGGCTGGAGATCATTCGGCCGGAGACGGATCTGACGTATTTGATTCATCAGAGCCGGCAACTCCATAAGTATCACGACGGGCCGCTCGATTTAGAGATTGACACGCTCGCAACAGAGGGGTTCTATGACGACAAGCGCCTGCGCTGTCATGGCGACGAACTCTACCGAGCCTATGAGCTGCTCTACCCCAGGGACACTCGCACATTGACGCCCGAGGTGCTTGCACTGACAGGGCATCGTGGTGTTGCCGCCCTCTGGTGCGACCGCGGCCGAGCCAAGCGCCAGGAGCTCGAAATCCTCTGCTGCGCTCGCAACCAGGCCAATGGCGAGACCAAGATGATTTTTGAATGGCTGCGGGGACTGGGGTACAGGCCCAATCCGTCGCGCTCAAGACTGACCGGTAGCTTGATCCGTTTCACTGGCAGTGGGGCTGATGACTTTGCCAGCAAGATGCGAACGCTCCTACCGCGACATCGCTTGCATACATTGAAGCGTTAGCGTACTTGG